TGCCTACGTCGAGGCAGCGGCGCGGCGGCAGGTGGGGCGCACGCGGGCGCGGGTACGCAAGGCGCTGCGGCGGGGGCCGGATGGGGAGCGGCGGGCGGACGACATGGGGGAAGTAGACGAAGACCTGCTGGGCTGGATTGAGGAAGAGCTGACGCGGCTGCGGGAAAACGAACCGGCGCACCTGGCACGCGAAGAGAGCGTGAGAGCCAGTAACGCGCTGGCGCTGGCGCTGTATCTGGCGTGGCAGGTTTTCAGGAAAACGTGGGTGACGTTCGGTGACAACTGCCCCTATTGCGACAGTCTGGCCGGGCGGACGATTGACATCAACGCCATGTTTTTGGCCATGGGGCAGACGTTCATGCCGGAGGGCGCGTCGCTGCCGCTGGTGGTGGGGAATGACGTGGGGCACGCGCCGGCGCACGACGGGTGCGATTGCATGGTAGTAGCGGGGTGACGGTTATGAGCAGCACACAGGAAATGGAGCGCCGGGCGTGGCCGGTGGAACGGCTGGAGATTCGGGAAGCCGAAGGGCAGCGGCCGGCGATTCGCGGTTACGCGGCGATGTTCGGGCAGTTGAGCCTCGACCTGGGCGGTTTCCGGGAGCGCATCGCGCCGGGGGCGTTTGCGCGGAGTGTGGCCGACAACGACGTGCGGGCGCTGTGGGATCACAACAGCCAGTACGTGCTGGGGCGCAACCGGGCGGGGACGCTGACGCTAGAGGAAGACGAGCGGGGGTTGAGCATCGAAGCGGAGCCGCCGGCGACGACGTGGGCGGCCGACCTGCTGACGAGTATGCGGCGCGGGGACATTAACCAAATGTCGTTCGGGTTCTTCGTGCGGGAGGAAGAGTGGGTGGAGGAAGACGGGATTCTGATTCGGATTCTACGCGACGTTGACCTATTCGACGTGAGCGTGGTGACGTACCCGGCCTATCCGCAGACGAGCGCGGAGGCGCGGGCGCGGGCGGGGGAGATGACAGCGAATTCCACGGCGAGGACGCCGATAGAAGAGGGCGAGCGGGCGCGCGCGCGGGCGCGGCGGGCAGCGCGGCAACGAGAGATTGAGATTCTGAATGAGGTGATGTGATGAAGACAGTGAAGGAGTTGCGGCAGGAGCGCGCCGAGAAGATCGCCGGGATGACCCGCCTGAACGTGGCGGCCGAGGGCGAAGAGCGCGACCTGACGGATGCAGAGAAGGTGGAGTATGACGGCCTGAAGACGGCCGCCGCGCTGCTGGCCGAGCGGATCGCCCGGCTGGAAGAGGCGCAGGAACTGGAAGCCGAGGCGCAGCGCAGCCAGGGCACGAAGGCCCAGGGCGAGACGCGCGGCAAGGCGCCGGCGTATAACAAGACGCGGCTGGGCGAGCCGTCGGAAGAGCGGGCGATTGCCAGCTACATCCGCACGGGCGATTCGCGCGACCTGCGCGAGTGGCGCGCGGCCAACGACACCATCGCCAACGAGGCGGCGGCGGCCGATGGCCTGAACGCCGTGCCGACCGGCCACTACCGGCAGATCATCGCCCGGCGCGATGAGGACATGCTGTCGAAGCAACTGGGCGTGATGAACATTCCCGGTAAGGGTCTGACGGTCAACGTGCCGGTGGACGGCGAGGCCGACCTGGCCTTTGCGGCGACGCTGGAGCAGATTGACGACTATTCGAAGGTCTACGAGCGTGACTGGCCGGCGCTGGGCACCGTGGCGATGACGCTGGTGAAGTACACCAAGAAAATTGCCCTGACCGAAGAGCTGCTCGAGGACGAAGACAGCAACCTGCTGGCGTTCGTTTCCAACTTTGTCGGCCGGTCGATGGCGATGACGCACAACTCGCTGCTCCTGACGGAGTTGCGGACCGGCGGCACCGCGGGGCTGACGCTGGACTCGGCCTCGACCATCGGCGCGACGGAGATCCCGGAGCTGGTCTACAAGCTGGCCGGCGAGTACGCCGACGGCTCGGTGTGGATCATGGCGCGGGCGACCGAGGGGCTGATTCGCGGCCTGACCGGCAACCCGTTCCTGTTTAACCCGAACCCGGCTGGCAACGACCGCGGGCGTCCGGAGATCTGGGGCTTCCCGGTGTACAACAGCGCTGCGGCCTCGGCCATCGCTGCCAGCGCCAAGAGCCTCATCTTCGGCAACATGAACTACGTGGGTATGCGCGAGGGCGCGGGGATGACCTTCCTGCGCGACCCGTACACCACGGACGGCATCGTTTACCTGAAGTACGGTTTCCGCGCGGTGTACAAGGTCCTCCAGGCGGAAGCGATTCAGTACGCGACGCACCCGACCGCCTAGCCTAGTAGTGGTAGTGGTCTGACCAGTTGCCGGGGCGGGGGCGGCCCTGCCCCGGCGATGGGGTGATGATGACGAAGATTGTGATTTTCACGCCGACGTGGCTGAATGAGGCAGGCGAACCGGTGATTCGGCCGGAGTGCCGCGCGTCGGTGGAGGGGCAGCAGTTCGACGGCGTGATTGAGTGGGAGATCGGGACGTATAACCCGTGGCCGGGGCGACAGATGCGGAACGTGGTGGCGCAGTACCAGCGCGGCCGGGCGTCGTTTCTGGCGGGGGATGGGGATGCGTGGCTGACGTTCGAGCACGACATGGCGCTGCCGGACGCGGACGCGGTGGGGCGGCTGTGGGCGACGATGCAGCGGACGGGGGCGGGGGTGGTGTACGGGGTCTACATGCTGCGGCATGGGGCGTGGGTGTTGAATGCGTGGGAGTACATCGGTGATCACGCGATGGGGGAAAGTCT